CCTCTTTGAGATTACCCTTACCAACGGGTCTCTTATCCAAGGAATCCCAGCTTCCGAGCCAGAACGGTATCGTGGTAAACAATATCATGGCGCCTGGTTTGACGAGCTGTGTGCATTTGACTACATTGACGACGCCTACGATGGCGTACAGTTTACCCTTCGTCTTAAAGACGCCCGCATTCCTCGAGTGCAGCAAATCATTACTACCACGCCTAAGCCCAAAGAGCTTATTGTTGATCTTAACGAAGGTAAAGTGGGTGGGGACGTCTATGTAGCAAACGCGTCTTCGTACGACAACAGGGCAAATCTTTCTGAAACGTTTTTTAAACAGCTAGAAACATACGATGGCACCGACATTGGTCGCCAAGAGATTTATGGCGAAATTCTTGACCCGGAAGCCGCGGGTATTATCAAACGTAAAATGTTTAAGATGTGGCCCGCCGACAAACCAACGCCAACGCTTGAATATGTAATTGCCAGTTACGATCCGGCTACTTCTGAAAAGACTATGAACGATCCAACGGCTTGTACAGTGTGGGGAGTGTTTGAACGTGAAGACGCCGGGACTTGTGTTATTTTGTTAGATGCTTGGGACCACCATCTTTCTTACCCAGAATTGCGTAAAAAAGTCATTGAAGATTTTAAAGAAGTGGTGTATGGCGCTGACAATGATTTTGCTAAAGGTAAAAAAGCAGACCTTATTCTAATGGAAGATAAATCCGCCGGTATTTCACTTATCCAAGAATTACAAAGTGCTCGGGTTCCAGTTAGGGGGTACAACCCCGGAAGAGCAGATAAAGTGCAACGTTTAAATATTGTTGCCCCGCTTGTTGCTAAGGGCAAAGTGTTTATTCCGGAAGATTCTAAACTCAAAGGCGAATACGCAGAATGGGCAAAACGTTTTTTACGCCAAGTATGCTCATTTCCAGAAGCTGGCGGCCATGATGACTACGTGGACTCATTATCCCAAGCTTTACGTGTTCTTAGAGATTCCGGTTGGTTGCAACTAGATCCTTTGCCGGCACGCGATTATGACTACGCAGATGACGATTACGGCAAAAAATTTGCCAATCCATACGCTCAATAGGGCGGATTACACCCAATTGTTGCATTATTATAATTAGAATGGATCTTTTAAAAACTCCCCACGAAAAGCTAATGGAAAATGCGGGCCTTGCGCCGCAGACTTCCGGTATGGTAAATACGCCGCAACAAATGCTTATGCAAGAAATTGGCGGTATTCCGCATTTAGCTTCTGGAGGGTCAAGCACCCATCCATCCGGAATGACGCCACAAGATATGTTAGCGTATTTAGTAGCATCTGGCCATTTGCCAGAACATTACGCTACTGGCGGAACAGTTCAAAATATTGCAACACAATCTGCGTTAACTTTACCGGGAATGGGCGAAGAGTTATCAGATATTGGTTCTGACATTGCAAACAAAAAATATACATCCGCAGCACTAAAAACAGGTGCGGCAGGATATTCTGCATTTGCGCCGCTAACACCGCTTACTGCATTGCTTTCCTTAATGGCACATTCCCCAAAAGCCGGCGAAGGTTCTACGCTTGATGAATGGCGTGCTGCAGAAGAATTAAGAAAAAATCCACCAAAAGAAGAACAAAATCAAAAAAAGCAACATTCTCTTTTGTATCAAAAAACAATGGGCTTTAATAAATAATGGCAAATCCACAATTACCAATTCAAACCGGCGCTAATCTTCCGGGGCTTGAGACTGAAGAAAATATTCAAGAAGCCCAAATGCAAGACGCAGAAATGGACATGTACGAGGAAGCACTTGGTCTAGAATCCGCCGATGTTGAAGAAGAAGTAATTGAATTAGAAGATGGTTCTGTGGTTGTTAATTTTAGACCAAAAGAATCTCCAAACCAAAATCCCGAGTTTTACGCAAACTTAGCGGAAACGTTTGACCAAAGCATGCTACAAGCGCTTGCGTCTGAATATTTAGATTTAATTGACGTTGATCAAGAATCACGTTCACAACGCGACAAACAATATGAAGAAGGTCTTCGTCGTACCGGCTTAGGAAAAGACGCGCCCGGAGGCGCAACATTTGATGGCGCTTCTAAAGTTGTTCATCCAATTATGGCAGAAGCCTGTGTTGACTTTGCAGCGTCATCTTCCAAAGAATTATTACCACCAGATGGGATTGTTAAATCAAACATTAAAGGTGAAGCAGATAGAATAAAACAAGAAACGGCCGATCGAAAAGCCGATTTTATGAATTGGCAATTAACGGAGCAAGTTCCAGAGTTTCGTGATGAAATGGAACAATTGCTTACTCAATTACCATTAGGTGGGTCGCAATTTCTTAAATGGCGTTTTGATTCAGAACAAAAGCGCCCTACTTGCGAATGGGTACCAATTGATAACATCTATTTGCCATACTCATCAACAAATTTTTACACAGCACAACGTGTAACTGAAGTACAAGATATTACAGAAGATGTATTTATCCAACGCGTGGACACCGGTATTTATGTTGATATTGATTCAACATATACTTCTGATGCTCCACTTACAGAACAAACACGTTCGCAAGAAGCCAATAATAAAATTGAAGGCAAACAAGAACCTTCTAAAAACGTCGATGGATTGCGTCGTATTTACGAAATTACTTGTTTCTTAAGACTTGACGACGACAATGAAACTGGCGGCGCTAGAGCACCATATATTTTAACTATTGACGAAACAACGTCTAAAGTTCTTGCTCTATATCGCAACTGGGAATGCAATGATGATAAATTTGAAAAACTGGATTGGTATGTCGAATTTAAATTCATTCCTTGGCGTGGAGCTTACGCTATTGGACTTCCTCATCTTATTGGTGGTCTTTCTGCTGCTCTTACCGGTTCTCTTCGTGCTTTGCTTGACGCTGCTCATATCAACAACAGCCAGACAATGCTTAAACTCAAAGGTGGACGCATTGGTGGGCAATCAGACAGAATAGAGCCAACACAAGTTGTAGAAATTGAAGGCGCTCCCGGAGTAGACGACGTTCGCAAAATTGCTATGCCAATGCCGTTTAACCCACCATCAAGCGTATTGTTTAATTTGCTTGGTTGGTTAACTGATGCAGCTAAAGGTGTTGTTACAACATCCGAAGAAAAAATTTCTGAAGCAAATGCAAACATGCCTGTTGGCACCACACAAGCATTAATTGAACAAGGCGCTAAAGTATTTTCTTCTATTCACGCCCGTTTGCACCGTAGTCAAGCTAAATCATTAGCTATTATTTCTCGTCTAAATCATTGGTATTTAGAAGAAATGGATAACCAATCTGGCGCTGAAATAAAAGTACGCGACTTTGCGGCTAACTCAGACATTCGACCTGTTTCAGATCCTAACATTTTTTCTGAAACTCAAAGGGTTGCTCAAAACCAAGCTTTGTTGCAAATGGCAACTTCGGCGCCTCCCGGAATGTTTGATTTAAGAGCAATTTACCGCCGAGTCATGCAACAGCTTAAAATTCCGTCAATTGACGAAATATTGCCAAACCCATTGGGCGCAAAAGAATCTAACCCAGCATTAGAAAACGTTTCTATGACCATGGGCCGCGCAGCTGCTGCGTACCCCGATCAAGATCACATTGCACATATTAAAATTCACTTAGCATACGCAGAAAACCCAGCTTATGGCGGTAATCCAGTAATTGGACCTGCTTTTGCACCACATGCTTTGGAACATATTAAGCAGCATTTAACATTGCACTATTTGCAATCCATGCGCGCATACGTAGCGCAGGCATCTGGTGGACGCGATACTTTGGAATTGCATCAAGAAAAGCCATTAGATATTGAATCACAACAGGCTCTTGCGTTGGCGTCTCAAATGGTTTCCGAAGACGCGCAACAAAATCTTGCCCAATACGTTCAACAAATTCAAGCGTTGTCACAAAAAGTTGCTCAAGCCCAACAAGCGCAACAACAAAATATTGCAGCTAATGACCCAACGGCCCAAGTTATTCTTAAAACTCAAATGGCTGAAACAGAACGAAAAGCTGCTGAGTCTCAAGCTAAAATGCAGCAACAAGCCGCTAAGGACAAACAAGATTACGAATACAAACTTGCTGAAATGCAACGCAAAGTGGCAGAGTTACAAACTAAATACCACACGCAAACCGTGGTTGATGCCAATAAAAATGCAACTCAAATTGCTATGGCGGACATTAATAATGCCTCGCGTGAGCGTGTCGCCACTATTAACGCCAACGCGGCTTTAAACCAAGATCAGCTAGCAATGGCGCATGAGCAAAACATGACAGCTATGGAAGCGTCTCATGCAGCGCAACAAGAATTGCATGCGCACGGACTAGAAATTGAAAAACGAGCATTTGAGCAACAAGCACAACAAGTTCAACAACAAATAGGCGCGCAACAACAAGCGCAACAAACTGGTTTAGAACATGCGGCAACAATACAACAAAACGATCAAATGCACCAACAAGCATTAGAACAACAAGCAATAGCACCACAACCAACAACTTCCCCACAAGGACAATAAAATGGCAAAAAACCCACAAGATGGCGGCGAATTAGGTTTTCGCAAAACCTATAAAATGACCGGAACACCCGGAAACGCAGGCGGTCCCGGCCAAAAAGTAGAAAACGGACCATCTGGATCTAAGCGCCCCAACAATGCCGTAAAAGGCAAACCAGCTCGTTCAAGCAAAGTTGGTCCAGATAAGAATTTAAATGACATCGGCGGCGGCAATTTCTACTAATTTTTAGGGCGCCTTGCCTTAAAAATTTGTATTATTGTTTATATGAAAGACTTTATTTCTGAAATTATTGCGCGGACGCGCGATGAACAGACAAAATTGGCGGATACTCTTACCGCAGGAAGTAATGTCAATTCTTTTGAGGACTACCAGCGTTTAGTTGGTAGATTTGAAGGATTTAAAGCTGTACAAGACATTATTAATGAAATTTTAAGAGAGGACGAAGAAGACGACCTGTAAAGGTCATAGGAGATTGCCGAATGGCATTTGATTTAAGTAGTAGGGACGAGCCGGATACAAGATCAGAACTAGAGTGTTTTCCTGAAATTGATCATGGAATTGAAGTTGCTGGAGATCGTGTTTTAGTACAACTAAGACGTGAAAAATCAACCAGCAAAGGTGGCATCATACTA